CACCATATATTGAACCGGTGTTAGCTGCAGCAAATACCATATTATTATTTAAAACAATTTGTTGTTCATTGTTTGGAGCAATTAATTGTAAGTTGTTTGAATCACTCAAACCCATTACACGGTTACCATTCAAATAATATGAACCAGAACCAGCATAAACGTGTCTAAATGGTTTTGCTGATGAACCCAAGTCATATGAACCTGATTGATCTGGAAGTATTGAACCAGATATTGTTAATGTTCCAGCAATTGCTGCTTGTGTCGTTGATAGACTTAATGCACTTGATACACCATTACCATCTGTTATTTTTTGAAGGTCTGTGGTCAAAGATGCACCATTAGTTGTTCCAACATTCATAACTGATTGGAATGAAGAACTAATGTATTGATTACTTAAATTACTCATAAATTATTTTTATATATTGTTATATGTTTTATTTGTTTCTTTCCATAATGATGATAAACTTCCCCAATTTGTTCCTTCTTCAACATTAAAAGGTAATTCAGGTAATACACATCTATCATAATCGTGCAATTGAACTATGTTAATTATCATCGTCCAACCAGCTACGATTGTTTCAAATCTTTCTAAAAAGGGAGTTATTTGTGTTCCGAATTGTGGTTCATAGTCTATTGAAAATCCACCAAAAGATGATGTGTAGGATTGCCAAAGTATGGTGAAGATATCTTCTAATATTAATAAAGTATCAGACATTACTTCAGATTGATTGGAATAATCTTGATTGATTTTATCCATTACTGTAATTGATAATGAATAGATTAAACCATTTTTATCAAATGTGACAGGTTGTGGTGTCACATACATACGACTATATTTTGGTTCTTGTTGTGATTCAACATCCATTGTTATTTGTGTCAAATCTCCAAATCCGAATGAAGATATTTGTGGGTGATTATATGCTATCCCCGATAAGTCTTCAATGATTTGTTTTAAGTTTACCATACTATTAAATATTTGGGTTTTAGTTATCTATTTTGATTTTGTGCTTTTTTCTGCAATCTTGCTTGTTCTTTATCATATTCTATTAAATATGACAATTGATTTAATACTTCCATTATACCTTTTTGATAGATGTGGTCGTGTTTTGTAAAATCATTTCCAGATACTCTGTTGACGACAACGAACCATCCAAAGACTTTTTGAAAATTACCTTCCATAGATAACGCCTTAGTTTCCACAGAATCTTTATCTTCTGCTTCATCCCAATCTTCGGTATCAAAGACGATTGGGTATAAAGAGAATATTTCCTTGCGTACTTGATAAAAAAAAACTGAGCACCAAGTACAATATTTATATTCATTTTGTTTTTGAACAATTCTGATCTGGGTCCAATTGTTTTCACATCATATTTCTCAATATCAAAATCGTGTTCAGTTCTTTCATTAGTAATTGGTCGGTACATTACAGCCATTAAAATATGTAACATATTTAATATCTCTTCATTACTTTTTGTGCTGATGGTGTCCATATCCACAAATTCAGCAAAGGTTAGGTCCTGCCACTTTGGAAAAAAACCATACTTTACACCATCAATTTCAAATCTATCTACAAATGGAGCTTCTTTATCCTTAGGAATAGCGTTCAATATGTTCATAGCAAGATAATTTACTTCCTGATAATTGTATTGAAGTATTTCATCCATTGGTGCTTTTGAAACAATTGATACTAATTTTGCTGCAAAATAATCATCGGTCATCACATCTTTCATCTTGAATATCTTGACATAACTATCAATATTCATATAATCTGGAATCTCATATTCCTTTTCTCCTAATAAAAATATAATCATATTTAAGCAAAAGCAATTGCATAACGCCCTGTGCTTTTCAGGTTTTGAACTTCCAACAAACATCTCATCATCATACAATCCGATAAGTCATTGGACCTACCCAGTATCTTTTTCATCTCGTCTTTGGAATTAACACTTATTTTATTATCCTTATCTTGGTCTTTTAATTTAACACTTAAAAGTTCTTGAGTCAAGTCATCAGTAATACTTGGGTCCATAATATTAATAGATATTTTACCTTCTTTGAATAAATCAGATAATTTAACATAACATTGAGATTTTAGATTGCTGAAGTTTTGTTGATGTAATGCTTTGGAATTATTAACAAAGTTTTTTCCACGTATCATATCTGCAACTCCACCACCTACTCCATCAGAATCTATAATCATATTCATTGGATGGATGCCGTGAACTGAAGCTAACATTTTAATTTCTTCAGCTAGTTGTGTTGTAGGTATTTTTCTGAACACACTACACTCAATCAAACATAAACCTACCCAAATCATAACCACACTTCTATCATCCCCAAATCTTGCACAGTCTATGGACATTATCTTCTTTTGATTTGGATCTGGTTGGAATTTAAATATACTTTCTGAAATTAAATCAAAATCAAATAAACTATCTGATGCTGTATCAAAATTCCAATCACCCAAATACAATCTTCTCATTTGTCTTTCGGGTAATGTTTTCAATATTTGTAGGTAAGATTCTGGCAAAAATTTGTTATCACTCGGTAATGCTTGTATAAAAACTTTATGATTTTCTAAGGTCCCATTAATATGTGGTAAATAAAATTCTTGTTTTAACCAGTTTTGAGATGGGTTACAACTCATAAATAGTTTTGGTGTAAGATTATATTCATTTATTTTATATCTGAGTAATGAACGAACAACATCATAAGCCATCCTTGGGACTTGTGAAATTTCATCAATAAACGCAATTGTTACTTCCAATCCACCCAAATTATCATAGTTAGGTTCTCCAGGATTATACTGTAAATCTCTAAACACTATCTCTGAGCCATTCCAGAACTTAATTTCATTACTTTGTAAGTTATAGGTATAATGTGTCGGTCCGATTCCACAGTCCTTAAAAAGGTCTAATAATGTCTTTATCGTCGTTACTCTTAACTGTGTAAGAACTGTTCTACCAATGAGTGCCCTAATACCAGGATAAGTAACACACATATATAAAACCCAAACAGAACCAAGATAGGATTTTCCAGATCCTTTCGCACCCCCATAAAGAATTTCTGTATGTGTTTCATCTAATAAAATTTTAAAAGTTTCAGATTGTTTTTTGGTCAAATTTAGGTCTATCATAGTCAAAAACGAAATTTTTTGGACGTAAAAGGGAAAAAAATTATTCCATTTTAATATTTATAGATATAGGTTGACCACCTGAAGTTATATCAATTTTATTTTTTTCAATTCCATAAATCTTAGCAATATCTGCTAACACTTGTCTTTCTACCAATTTATTACCTTCTTGTTTGCATCTTTCTAATAAATGATACAATTGGGTTAAATGGTTTTCCAATATTTCTCCCTGACTATTTGTATATCTTTGTTTCATCCTTTGACGAGCTTCTTGCCACAAATTTTCAGCTTGTCGTGTTGTAATTCCAAATTCCTTTGCTGCTTTGCTTGCAAATTCATCGTGGCCCAAATGTTCGTATAACATCAAATGGAATATTCTTTCCATTCTTTCTTCAAACTCTACTTCGTTTGTTTTTCTTCCTGTTGATTTACCCATTGTGTTGCTTGGTTTATATATTCTTGAACTTGTTCTTCAGTTGGTATTGGTAAATTGGGTCCGTATTTCTTTTCCAATTTCTTCATCAAATGAAGTTGTTTTCTTTTTATTTGTCTTTCGGTCATATATTGACCTTGGTTTTTATTTGGAATAAAACTCATATAATTTTCTTTTCAATACAATAATTATAAAACTTTCTTGCTTGTGTGCTCATACAACTTGAACAAGTAAATTCAAAATTCTCTTTAAATAAAGAATGATATACCTTATTGATAAATGGTTTGGCTTTCTCATCTATTCCTTTTAAATTGATAATTTCCAAATATGCCATTCTTATATCTGATATTGTTGGTATATATTCATCAAATATTGGTTCAGGTAATACTATTTCTGTTATTTGCTCTTTTTTCTTTTTACAAGACTTACACCCGCCTTTTACTTTTTTGGGTGGATTTGCTATCGCTTGACCTTTAAGCTCCTTTAATCTTTCTAATTCATTCATAACTATCTGTTGAATCTGAGTTTATATCTATATGTATTTGTGGTAAATCATCCATTTCTGATGGTTCCACAATAAATTGGTCTTTAACTTCTTCCGGTATTTGTGGTGGAGTTGGATCCGGTTTCTTTTTACAATTGCACATTTTTAACCGATTTTAATTTGTTTATTATTGGTCTGAACTTCATTTTATTCAGATGAATTTGTTCATTCTTTGATAGATAACTTTTTTCATTATAAGTTTCTATAACTTGATACAATGATTCTAATAGATTATATATTTCCATATTGGTTAATTCTACGTTATATACTTTTGTTTGATGTTTTAATAATTCTTCTATCATTTATTTAATTTGTTTAATGTATTAGTTTTTAATTTCTTCTTTGTTTCATTAACATTATTCCATACCCCTGATCTGGATAGATTGGTAACTTCTGATGTTTCTTGTAAAGTTCCCAATACCAAATAGTTCTGAAATATAATCTTATTATACCAATCCAAATCCCCATATTCTTGCTCCAAGATATCCAATAATAAATCTTGTTCAATATTATATTTGTCATCAATAATATCCAAACATTCCTTAATATCAATTACTTGCATTGAGAATAACTTGTTTTTTTTATAAAATGGAGATGTAGGTTGACACCAATTAACCGTTAACGCCCTTATAATATAATATTTTATTTCTTCATTTTCAAGTGGAATATTTATATCATCCTTGTCCAATAATTGAAATAATACTTCGTGAAGTAATTCTTGTGCCCAATCTTTATTCTTTGTGA